GGATCATAAAATTTGCAGCCCAGCCAAAACGCTACATTTTAACCCTGCCGACTGGAAACGGCATCAAGAGTGCATGAAAACGAAATCACAAATCCTCCCCACACGTCAAGGACACCGATGCACTCCGGTTTCCAGCCTTGGCGGCGTGGGGAGGCCCGTTTTCCATGAGTGACGCCAAGAACAGTGGCAGATTACCTGCCTTCCAATTTTATCCTGCCGACTGGCGCAAAGACCCAGGCGTTCAATCGCTGGACTTTGAGACTCGCGGCATTTGGTGGGAGATTATTTGCCTCCTGCACGAGTCCGATGAGCGCGGCGTTTTGCTGTTAAATGGGAAGCCAATGCCAGAAGATGCACTTTGCCGCCTCCTGGGTTTGGATAAGCAAAAGCTAACCACCGCGTTAACCACCATACTAACCTATGGCGTAGCAAAGCGCAGGGAGTCGGACGGTGCGCTGTACTCTAAGCGCATGGTTGCCGACGAAAACCTGCGACAAATCCGCAAATTAGCAGGTTCAAAGGGCGGAAACCCGCTTTTGCTTAACCAAAAACCAACCTCCCAGGTTAAGCAAAAATCAACCCCTTCATCTTCATCTTCATCTTCATCTTCAATAAGTACAGAGTCGCTGTCGCTCCCTTTCGCCTCACTTGAATTTGAAGAAGCGTGGAAGAAATGGCAGAAGCACCGAACCGAACTCAAGAAAAAGCTCACGCCAACCATGATGGAAGCACAATTCTCTGACATGCTGAAGATGGGAGAGAAGCGAGCTATCGCGATGATTAACTTCACTTTGAGCAAAGGCTGGCAAGGACTGCGTGAAGAATGTGATTCCGGCTTTGGAGCCTTGCCGACTGTGACGAAACCAAAATATCAATCCTGCTTGTGACCAACCCACTTCCATCCGCCGAAGAACTTCTCGGCACCTTCAACCGCCCGATGCCTTTCAGCGACGAGGCCGAGAAAGGCGTTCTCTCCTGCCTGCTGCAAGATCCGAACCGCATCGCCGCCAACCTGCACACGATGCCGCCAGGGCTATTCCAGCACCCAGCACATCGCGAGATATTCGTGCTGCTTGTTGACGAGGCCATCGCAGGCAGTCCCATCGATCCCGTCAATGTAACGCATCGCCTGCGTCAGCTTGGACGGCTTGACCACGTCGGTGGCCCGGCGGTCATCTCGGAGCTTTTCAGCTTTGTGCCGATCACATCGCATTTCCCGTATTATCTCGGCATCCTGCGCGAACTGTTTAGCCAGCGGAAGCACATCGAGGCGCATGCGAGGGCACTGGATCGACTTTTCTCTGCAAAAGACGGTGAGGTGGCAACGACTGTGGACGACATCAAAGGCATCATGGAGGAAGCGGGAAAGCTCCCTGGCCAACTGCTCAAAAGCCACACGCTGATGGAAGCCATCGACCCGCTGCTTGCCGAGATCGAAGAACGGTCAAAGCATCCCGGCCGACTTCCCGGCATCCGCACCGGGTTTCCGACCATCGACCGAAACACGGGGGGCATGATGCCAGGGCAGGTCTGGGTTTTCGCCGGCGAACCTGGAGACGGCAAAAGCACCATCATCCAGAACTGCGCGGAAGCCGCCGCTATGGATGGCCGCAAGGTGCGCTGGTATCCGCTGGAAATGCCCCACAACGAGCAAATGCTGCGTCTCCTCGCCAGCAGTGCCCAGGTTGACAATGGGAGCCTCTACAACGGCGTTTTGACCAACGGGGAGCAGCAAGCCCTTGTCGGCGCTGTGGCACGCCTTAAACGCAGCGCAAACGTCGAACTCGTGGACGTAGAGGATGCGAGCGCCACCGACATTTTTGCCGACATCGAACGCTCCGATTGCGACGTGGTAGTGGTCGATTACCTGCAACTAATGGAAGACAGCAGCGCTAGGAAGTCAGACACCCGCGAAGGTGTGCTCGCCAGTATTTCCCGCCGCCAGAAGCGTCTCGCTCGCCGCACCGGTAAAGTGATTCTGACAGCCAGCCAACTCAACGATTCGGGCAAGCTGCGCGAATCCAGGGCTATCGGCCAGGATGCCGACAAGGTCTTCATGCTCAGGAAATGCACCGATGAGAACTCTGAGACCGGCCTGAACGACGCCATGCGGACGCTCTGGTGTGACAAAAGCCGCGGCGGAAAACGGCACTGGGAGCTTAAGCTGAAGTTTCTCGGCTCCATTTTCCAATTCAGAGAACACTCCGAATCATGAACCTCATCCACGATCCGCTTGTGAACCACGATCCCAACAACCACGCCTTCGGGCGCAAACTCGCCAAGCTCATCGCCACCATGCGCAGATTACCTGCAATACCGCCACGCCCAACAAAGCTGCATTTCCGCAATGGAATGCAGGCACTGTCAGAATGGGAGGGGTCAAAACCATGACCGACTTCGAGCGCATCATGAACCACTTCAATCTAACTGCCAAATGCAAGCGCAGGCGCGATGCCAAGCCGCAACTCGGTTACCTGCCCGGCTGCGCCTTCATCGAATGCTCGCACGAAAAATGCGCCTGCCGGATGAATGACGGTGAGGGGCTGAAGCTTTCGGAGTTCATCGCCAAATGGAACAGGAGGCACGGCTGAAATCGCACTCACCTATTCTGCGCGAGATCACCGTCCAGGCACGGCGACAAGGCCGGACGTTCGCCTCCATTGCCGAGGAATTGCGGTTGCCGGTGAGCACACTCAAGTCCTGGATGTATCGACGCCATGCAACCACCACGACGCCAGACAAATCTGCGCTGCATGCAACCACGCCGCCGCCAGTTCAATCGGTCGGAATCGGCCAATGGATGCAGTCACTACACCACGACTCGGCTCATTTTCTGCTCAACGGGCAGGCCGCATGCGCGAACGCAGCAAACGGCGTCCACCAACTCCCCGGCGTCGTCTGGTTTCCACATGACGGCTGCGTCCGCAAATGCATGCGCTGCATGCGCCACCAATAATCCCACAAAACAAAACCCTATGCGAAACATCAACCTTCCCAAAACTAAAGTCTTTATCCGATGCGATGCCTTCGGTGGCCCGGAAGACGAATTTGAACCCGCGTGGCTTGTCTCTGTTCGAGCGATGCGCAATCGACCCTTGTGCTTCCAGGTGTGGGTGGAGCGATACGCTGCCTGCTTCGACAAGATTCCACCTCAATGCGTCTATTGGTTTGAGCCGGAAGACGATCACACGGCATTGCCATTGCACAAGGTCCAGATGTGGGAGTGCCTGTCAGGATCCATTGAACTATGGCGCAAAGATCAGTTGAGCGATGTGCCGGTGCTCGTTAACCTTGGCAAGGGATTGCCACCCATCGGCGGTCATTACTGGTTCACGATTGACTACCTCCCAGAATCCCAAGGTTCCGGCACCTTGGACATTGGCGATTGTGAGCTACTCGAAGAACACAAAGAGGGCAATGTCATCAAACTCGCCAACGGCCAAATTGCCATCTATCCGAACAACAGGCTCAAGTGGCTTCCAGTTTCGCTGACCGGCAAAGACGCAGCCGCAACAATTCCTGATTGGAGCGTAGCTACAAATAGCCAGTGGGACGAATGGTGGTCTGACTCGGACGAGATCTTGGGCGATGCCAAGTGGGCTTATTGAGGTAACAAAATAAATAACCTGAAATGAAGACCAACAGCGCTTTGATTCGGCTTCCTAATGATGTGGCCCGATGTGATGGCGTAGGATTCGATGAAAACGGCAGTTGGGACTGGCGCGAAGGCTGTGAGACGTGTTTACGCCGCACTGCTCCACGTGGAGACATGATGCTCATATCGTTCATCCATCCACCTGCGATTATCGCTTTCGAGTGCGAGTTCCTCATTGAGCCGGACAGCAATAAGTGTAGGCAATCCCTGACCTGACCACAAAATGACAACGAATACCAATCTGCATTGGGCGCAAATCATGGCCCGCGACGTAAAGCGAAAACTGATGGTGATGCCGTCCAATAATTCCAGCGCAATTGTCCATTATTGGTCAGGTCGTTACGATGGCCGCATCGGCTGGCTTGTTGGCCCATCCGCAATGAAGAAAACAAAACTTCGCCCGTGGATGCCTTTTGCGCTCGATAACGACGCTTTTGCAAGTTGGACAACGGGCAGACCGTGGGATGAAGCGGCATGGCTGGCAATGTTGGGCAACGTGAGAGCGCAGGGACTAGCCCCGAAATGGGTGCTTGTGCCAGATGTCGTGGCAGACCGTGAGGCCACGCTAACGAAGTGGGAACAATATGCGCCTATCGCAGCTCGCTACGGCTGGCCGCTGGCAATAGCCGTTCAAGATGGTATGACACCCGCAGACATCCCGGCAAATGCAGACATCATTTTTATTGGCGGCACAACCGAGTGGAAATGGCGCTCTCTGCCAATGTGGGCGCGAACCGGCGCTCGCGTGCATGTAGGCCGAGTCAATGAAGTCGAAAGGCTCCACATCTGCGAGCGCTGGCGCGTTGAGTCAGTGGATGACACTGGTTGGATGCAAGGCACCGAGAACGGCAGGCAAGCAAAAGCGCTTGGCAAATGGTTGGCAGGACTGCTTGATCCACCACGCGAATTGGGCCTTGCAGCATAAACTTTGACTTCTTGCCACAGATTCCGCATCATTACCTATGCCTGCACTCAAAAACCAAAAACACGAAGCCTTTGCGCAAGCGGTCGCACTGGGCATGTCTGCTGTCCAGGCTTACACCGAACACGTCAGCAATGGCAAGTGCTCGTATGAGACGGGTAAGACCGAGGGGAAAGCGCTGGCGAAGCATGTCGGCGACAGGATCGCAGAACTAAGAACGAAAGTATCAGAGGCCGCTGATAAGAGGTTCGGACTCACGAAGGATAAGTGGCTCGACCGACTCGAAGGCATAGCGGGGAAAGCCGAGGAGATCGGCGACTTCTCAGCCGCGACCGGTGCTCTTCGTGAAGTCGGCAAAGCTTCCGCTTGGTATGCTCCAGATGAGGTGAAACATTCTGGCAGCGTGGAGATCCCTGGCTTGTCTGAGGCGATTGCGGCCACGTTTGGTCGCAAGTAAACGCTCGGCCCCTCCCACGGCCCTCCCCAAGGGGGGGGGTAAGGCCGTAATGAAGCCTGTGACGCTGGCATGCTGGTCCGTGAGTGCCTAGCAATCCGCTCGCTCGTCGCGTCTGTCGGTGCCGTTGATAGCTGTCAGCTGCTCACGAACGGCAACCGTGCGACAAAAAGGCGGAACTCGGCGCAGGATGTCAACTGCGCTTTTTACGGCAAGAGGGGGTGGCTTGTTGATTGCAGCCGATGAACAATGCAAACAACAAGGGGGGGCTAATTGTTGATTGCGGTGCGTCTAGGGAATGAGCAATCAATAACAAGGGATCAAAAAGGCGGCGGCGCTTGCTTTTTGGAAAGGAGTTCCGCCTCGTGACCTTGTGATCCCGCCCGAACAAATAGCCGCCTGCCTCGCCTCCAAAGAGTGGAGGATGCGGAACCTTTACCAGATCCTGCCAGAAGATGATGCCGACGGTGGCATGATCCCGTTCGTTTTGCGCGGCGAGCAGGAACAATACCTGCGTGATCGCCACAGCCGCAACATGACGCCGAAGGCCCGCAAACTGGGCATGAGCACGTTGATCGTGCTCGACTACCTGGACGAGTGCCTGACGACGCCGAAAACGCACTGTGCTCACGTCGATTTCAAGGAGGACGATGCCTTCAAAAAACTCGACATCGCCCGCGCTGCGTGGAAAGCCGGGCCGCTGCATCCGAACCCTGTCATTGCCGCGTGCTGGCGACAGATTCACAAGGTTAACCCGCTGGCGAGCGATGCGCAGGGCTGTCTGAACTGGGCAAATGGATCGAGGCAGGAGGCGGGAACAAGCTTCATGGGTGGCACTCCGCGCCGTCTGCACTGGTCGGAGGCCGGGCCAATGTCTGCGCAGGCTCCAGATCGAGCCAGGAAGGTCAAGCGCGGCTCGCTTAATGCCATCGGCGCCGCCGGTATCATCGACATCGAGACGACAATGGAAGGCGGCGAGGGCACGATTGCCCGCGACATCTTCGACCTTGCGCTTTCGATGGTGGGCAAGCCGCTTACGCGAATGGACTGGCGGCTGCACTTCTTCCCGTGGTTCGGTCATCCTTCCTACGACCTGCCAGGACACGAGCCAGAAAAGCCGGAGACGCTGGCTTACATGCGTGAGATGCAGGAGAAGCATGCCATCATCCTGCCTGCCTCCAGGTGGGCATGGTATGAGAAAAAGAAGGCGGAACAGAAGGACGACATCTGGACGCAGTTTCCGACTGTGGCGCATGAGTGCGTTCGCTCCGTTGTGAGCGGCCAAATCTTCCCCGGCATGGTGACGATCAAAAGCGGCGGGCGGATCCGCTTGCTTGCCATCGAATCGAAATACCCGCTTTCGACCTTCTGGGACATCGGCAACGACGGCTTAAGTTGCTGGCTTGGACAGCAGGCCGGGCGCGACATCCTATGGCATCGGTTCAAGTTCACGACCGGGCAGGGAGCTGTCATGGCAGCGGAATGGATTCGCCAGCTTGAGCAGGAAGTCGGGAAGAGCATCGCCAAGCACTTCTTTCCGCATGACGTTGATTACCGGGACAGAGGCTATTCCAAGACCTACCGCCAGCAATTGACAGAAGCGGGCATTCCCAATCACAAGATCATCACGATTCCCATCGCCGGCGACAAGTGGGACGGAATCAATGCCGTTCGTGACCGGCTTCCGCGCATGTGGTTCGACCCGGCTTGCGAGGCGCTCCAGGTCGATGAGTTCGGTGAGTCGCTGCCTTCGGGCATCGGCTGTCTGTCCAACTACCGGACGCAGCCCAAGGCCGCGAGCGGTGCGCTTCGAGCACTGCCATTGCACGACATCAACTCGCACGGCGCTGACGCCATGATTACCTTTGGCGCGGCGGATGAACAGGGATTCATCAACAGCAACCTGGAGGCCGACGACAAGCCACGAGAGCGCCGAAGTGGATCAACGAAATTCAGCTTCGTGGGCAGGCGATGAATCCGATTGAGCAAGTTCGCAGGCTTTACCGGCTGCATCCAGGCATGAGCTTCGATCAAGATCTCGCTGCTCACTTCGAGCGTGGATATGTGGTATCGACTCCGCAGGCATTCGGCATGGCTCGACCTGTGCGCCGTGATTGGGAGCCGGGCAGGCTAAACGATCCGTGGGACGTGGAGCCGTTGGAAAGCGCCGACTGCTGGTTCCTTTGGGTGCTGGCTGGCGATTTAAGCGTAGCCGCTCGATGGCTTCCGCAAGCCCTACCTTGGCTTGGCTTTGCCCGGCGCGGTAAAGCGGCCCGGTTTGCCAAAGCTTCTAACCTGCTAAACAAAGCGCTTGCAATTCCTGGGCGAGTTCCGCCCTAAGTTGCCATGCGGACAATCTCACTCTTCGCCTTCCTGCAAAAGTGCCTCCTCGGCTGGCCCCTTTATTTTGGCGGTGGAGCATCGGCTCCACCTGCGCCGCCGCCTACTCCCGCGCCCGTAGATGCATCAACGCAAGATGCGCAGAAGAAGGTCAATCTCGCGGAAAAACGCCGCATCGGTGGCATGGATGCCATGCGAGGTGACGTTCTTGGCAGCATGAGCCGCAATCGTGGCCTTGCATCGACTTTAGGCGGAACAGCCAATGCTTACACCGGTGAAGCCTGAACCTTCTAACTCTGCCCAAAAGGCGGAAAAACTTAGCAAGCGGTGGCAGCAAATGCAGGCCGACCGAATGCCGTGGCTTGTCCAGTGGCAGGAGATCGCCGATTTGATGGCTCCCCGCTCGGCTGGCATCTCCAGCAAGGTCAATCTGCCTGACACATCTCGCGAAGGTTTGCTCTTCGACACGACGGCAGGCGATGCGCTGATGACAATGGCCGGGGGGCTGATGTCTTGGATGATGCCAGCCAATGAGCCGTGGTTTGGTTTTGATCCCACCCGCGAATTACGCGGCTCTGACCGGGTCAAGAAGTGGACGCAGGAATGCTCGGAACTGGCGCGGGAATACCTGAGCAATTCGAGCTATTACACCGAGGCACACGAGGATCTCCTCTCGCACTGTGGGTTCGGCACCTCGGCGCTCTACTACGCGCTGGAAGATGGCAAGCTTCGTTTTGAGCATCTCCCGACTGCGTCTTACTGCATCGAGGAGAATCGTTTCGGCGTGGTCGATGTTTTGTTCAGGGAGTTTGAGTGGACTATCGAAGAAAGTGCCAAGCATTTCGGCGCTGATAACCTGTCCACCAAGTCCCGCGAAGCCCTGGCCGACGACACAAAGAAGCTCGCAAAGATCAAGATTCTGCACGCCGTTTACCCACGGCCAGAAAGCGAGCGTCCTGACAACGAGATTGCCCGCATGGCCGACTGGGGCAAAGCCTTCGCCAGCTACTACGTCGAGCTTGGTGAGAAGCACACGCTGAAGGAATCGGGCTTTGATTATTTCCCGTTCAGCGTTGGGCGCTTCCTGAAATGGACGGCGCTAGAAGGCAAGACCGCCTACGGTTACGGCCCTGGCTTTGCCGCATTGCCAGACACTCGGCAGATCAACTTCCTTCAGATGATGATGGACTGCGAGGCCGAGAAGCGCGTGCGCCCGGCCATGATCGCCGATAGCCGAATGGAGGGTGACATCGTGCTCTCTGCTGGCGGTATCACCTACATCGACACAGGCATGATGGAGCCGAAACCGCTGCAAATCGGCGGGGACTACAACGTCGGCCAGGACCGCGTGAAGATGCGCCAAGAATCCATTCGTGCGAAGTTTCACGCGCAACTTTTCAACATGTTTGAAGGGTTGGACGGCATCCGCACTGCCACAGAAATCAACGAGCGTGCCGCCGAAAAGATCACCGCCATCACTCCGGCTTTTTCGCGGATCGTGAACGAAAAGCACACGCCGATGCTCCAGGGATTGTTCAACATGTGGATGGAATCAGGAATGCTGCCAACGCCTCCGCAAGAGGCGATTCAGCGCGTCTCTGAATTCGTCGGCATCGTGCCGAATCCGATGGTCACCTTTTCATCTCGCCTCGCCTTGGCGATTAAATCGCTCCGCAACATCGACGCCGACCGGCACATTCAACGCATTGTCTCGCTTGCTCCTATGCGTCCCGAAGTCATGGAGCCGTTCGACTGGATTCGTTGGGCGCGTGGCAGCGCTCGTGACGCCGGCGTTCCCACCGATTACATTTTGGACGAAGAAGTCGTCCAGCAGCGTATGGAAGCGCAGGCGCAGGCGCAGGCACAAGCTGCGCAGATGCAAGTTATGGAACAGGGAGCCAAGGCCGTTGGCAACCTGGGTGGAGTCGAAGCACTGAAAGGAGCAATGGCAGCATGAGTGAGCGTTCACAATTAGATCTCGCGCAACCGTTCACCCGTGGGAATGACCTGCTGGTTTACCGTTTCGACGTCGGTTCAAACTTACAAAAGGTAAAGTCCGACATTCTCCGCGCCTTCGTCGAAGGTTTTAACTGCTTTCGTTTTGAGTTCCAATTCAAAGGCCGGAAGTTTGAGGATCGCTTTGCCCTTCCGCATGCCGCTGGTTTTGATGAGCGCGACGCCTTGGAACTAGCTGAACACGCGCATGCTCGGTTCTTGAACACGGTTTCGAAGCTCATTAAATGACCTATCCGCCGCAAGACTCTGAAAGCCTGGGCAAGCATTACTTCCGGCATGTTGCCGCGATGACCGAAGAGCTTTTTGACGTTGCTTGCCAACTTGCAATTCGTGACAAAATGATCGCCACGCTGTGGTCAGAATACGAAGACCGCAAAGCTCAATGGGGAAGCGAATACTTATGGTCGAAACACGAAGACGTTGATGCCATCTCCGAAGTGGAGGCATTCATCACCGAGACGCAAGAATGACAGCCACCGAAGAGATTGAAGCAAAGCGCAAAGACCGCGCTGCAAGGCTGAATGCCGCATGGGCTGAGCTTGCAGGATCGCAGGCGTTTAACGTCGTGCTCACAGCGGCACAGCAGCATTTTGGCATGTTTCGGCCTGTGTTCCAGGCTGTTGACAATTTCAACCCGCACGCTGCCGCCCAACGCGACGGTCAGAAAGATGTGCTGGCTTACTTTCTCCGCCGCCAAGCTCGCGGCGCGGAGCTTTTGGAAGATGACGAATTTTCCGACAAACCAACGCGGGCGATTTAATCCACCACCATGAAAATCGAAATCAACGAAGGCTTCGTCACGAATGACGGCGCTGTCATCGGCACCATTGACGGCAATGTTTGCCACCTAAAAAACAAAGTCGGACCGACGGTCAAGGGAGCCATCCGCAAGGAGTCGGGCATTGTTGACCTGCAATTCATTGCCGGCGACGCACCGGAAAAAGAAGACGAAGATAAGGTCGATGCGCTGCCATCTCTCGCCGAGATGAGCGACGACGAACTCGCAGCCGAGATGGTGCGCCGCGGACTGATTCAAGACGCGTCTGAAGCTCCTGCAATTGTTCAGCCTTCCATAGTTCAGCCTGGTAGTTCTGCCGTCGAGCGCCTTCACAAGCTCGCTGACGCAGGCCAGATTCCAACGCCTCCAGCCAAGCACCCGGCTATGGGTGACAAGACGCCGGAATACGTCGCGTGGTTCAAAGCTCATGCGACGCCGGCGGAAATCGCCGCTCGCTACCCTACTAACCGCCGCGTTCCGGCTTCAACGGCAGAATTCTTCAAAGCCGAGGCCAAGCTGCAAGAGCAGTTGCCAGGGGAGAAAAAGGACACGGCCAAGGAAAACGACTTCACCGGAGAGGACGCATAACCCATGAAACTTCATCCACGATTCATTCTTGAAGGCGAAGGCGGCGACGGTGCTAGCCAAGGCGGCGGCGGAACTCTGCTTGGACGTGCTTCAAACGACGGCGGCGGCGCAAGTCAGCAGCAATCGCAACAAGGCGACGGCGAAGGCGGTGGATCGTCCGTTTGGGACTTCCGATCCGCGCTCGATGACAAAGGCAACTTCAGAGCGGGCTGGGACGCCGCTTTGCCTGACGATCTCAAGCCTTCCGCCGCCACGCTGGCGAAGTATCCAAACCCGCTTGAACTCATGCGCGGCCATGCCAACGCATCGAAGCTCATCGGCCAGAAGTCCACGCTTAAGGCTCCCGCTCCAGACGCGAAGCCGGAAGAGGTGGAAAAGTTCAACTCGCAAATCCGCGATGTGCTTGGCGTCCCGGCAAAAGTCGAGGATTACAAGATCGCTAAGCCGCAAGAAATGCCAGCAGGTCTGACGTGGAACGAGGCCGAGATCGGCGACTTCGCCAAGCTAGCGCACACGCTGAACATTCCTCCGGCTGCGGCGCAAAAACTGGTGGAGTTTGACATGCAGCGCATGGCGAAGCTGCATCAATCGGGACAGGCAAAGCTCGATGAGTTCGTCCAGTCGCAGGAAGCGGAGCTTCGTAGGGAATGGGGTATGAGCTACGATGTGAATTATGAAAAAGCATCGAAAACCGCTCAGATTTTAGGCTTCGATCTCGAAAAGAGAGAGTTCAATGATCCTGTGAAGGCAATGCTGCTGGCATCCAACCTCATGAAGCCTGACGCACTCGTTGGCAACGACAAAGCGGGAATCGTGATGGACGGCAAGGCGCAGGCTGAAGACATTCGCCGCAACACGAATAACCCTTGGCATGCCGCTTACTTTGGCAAAGAGGGCCCAGCACGCCAACAGGAAGCCGCAGCGCTTATGATGCGGCTCCAGGGGGTCAAAGCATGATCGCGCAAACGCTAGCTTGGACATTCGTCGGCGCGTGCCTCTTGCTGTGCGTCATGTTTGCCATGCACCGGCTTGACCGCTGGGTGGATCGCAAGCTTGCCGAAGCTCACAAGCGCAACGGCACTCAACCACGCATGAAACGCCGATGAAGATCAGCGCCGACCATTGGCTCGAAGGAGCTTTGCGCCGTCCGATACCGGGCGGATCTGCCATGCCCGTTCGTCGCTTCCTCGTGATTCATTTCACGAGTGGAGCGACGGCGGAAAGCTCCATTGAGTTTTGGCGCAGTCCAGATGCCAAGGGTGCCTCCGCTCACATCGTCATCGACCGCAACGGCACCGTTTACCAGTGCCGCCCGTTCAACGTCACCTGCGGGCATGCGGGAGTCTCGCGCTGGCTTAATTACAGCAACCTGAACACTTGCTCCATTGGCATCGAGTTAGCCAACGCTGGCGATGACGAGCGGCTCACAAAGCGTTGGTCACAGTTTCCGCCGGTCGAAGCCCGCCACAAAAACGGCGGCACACTCAAGAAGTGGGAAGTCTATCCCGTGGCGCAACTCAATGCCTGCGAAGAAGTGTCCAAGGCGCTCGTTGCTCGCTACAAGCTCGACGACGTCGTCGGCCATGATGACATTGCACCAAGCCGGAAGGTCGATCCTGGCCCGGCATTTCCCATGCAATCGCTTCGCGCCGCGTGTGGATTTAAGGCAGAGTAAAATTGCGTTTGACATTTAGCAAAGAGTTCCGCCCCTTCACCATAGAGTCAAAGCGGCCCCTGTTGCCAGGGATACCCGCGAGAGCCAAGCAGCGGCCTCGAAAGAGACACCCGCGAGAGGGTAACACCCGGCAAATCCACGACTCGGAAAAGCCATTTCTCGCAATCATCCAATCTCTTTATGCGCTATGAGTGACCAGCTACCTACCTACTTTGAAACCGAGTATTCCAAAAATTGGGAAATGCTCGCACAACAGATGGACTCTCGTCTCGGCACTGCCGTGACGCCGACGACTATCACCGGCAAACGCCGCAAGTTCAATCAACTCGACGAAGGCGAAATGTCCGAAGTCACCGAACGCAAGGGCGACACGCCAGACGGCGATTCGACCGGCGATAGCTACTGGATCTTCCGACGCAAGTTCGAGAAGGTCATTGTCTTCGATGAAGATGATGAAATCCAGCTTGGCACCATCGCTCTGCCTGACTCTGATGAAGTGGCATCTATGGCTGCGGCCTCTAACCGCACCAAAGACCGCGTCATCATCCAGGCATTCGATGGCACTCGCTACATCGGCGAGAACGGCACGACCTCTAACTCGTTCTCTGGCGGAATGTCCATCGCTGTTGATTACGTCGCCTCTGGTTCGACCGCTAACAGCGGCCTGACGCTGGCGAAGATCAGCCGCGCCAAGAAGCTCTTGGACGAGCAGGAAGTCGATGACGGCGACCGTTATTTTGCTCACTCCTCACAGCAGCTTCAAGACATGCTGCTGGTGGACAAAATGACCTCCGAAGACTACGCGAGCGTGAAAGCTCTCGTGGACGGCAAGATCGACCGTTTCCTTGGCTTCAAGTTCGTTCGCACCGAACTGCTGACTCGGAACACTTCGACCGATGTCCGCACCTGCTTCGCGTGGCACAAGTCCGGCATCAAGTTCGCCGAAGGTGGCCGCAACACCCACATGGACATGCTGCCAAGCCGTCGCCACTGCAAACAGATCCGTGGCGTCTATCGCTGCGGTGCTGTTCGCACCGAAAACGAAAAGGTCGTTCGCATTTACGCGGACGAAAGCCCG